CTGGGCTTCCAAGACAAACACGCGGCCACCCACGACCCAAGCAAGTCCAACGTGGCGGTACTCGCTTTGAGTGAAGAACCTCACGGCCTGAACTTTCATGTCACGCCAGGTGCCCACCCGCGATGACTCCACGCGAGTCGGTACCCCGACTTGATCAGTGGCTGGACCAGCGCGTACTTCACGCGGCCATTACCCTATCGTACGCTGCCTGAGCATCAATAACCGCCTGCACCCGCAGAACAGCAGACGCCTCAAGCTGGTCGCTAACGGCCTTGTTGGCTGCTGCCTCGGAATCAGCCTTCTTCTGGGCCTTGGAAGTCTCATAAGCAACCATGATCGCGTCCTTGAACTCCTGCGTTGGCGCAGCGTCAGCCGCGTCCAGGGCCTCGGCGTAGTCCATTGCGTCTTGTGCAGCAAATTGGTCACGCACGGCAGCCGCAGCTACATGGGCTGTATCAAGTGCGGCCAAAGCCGAAGCCTCAAACACACTCAGCACCTTATCCTTGGCCTTTTGCGCGTCACGTTTGGTGGCCTCAAACATGTAGACAGACCAGATGATTGCGTACACCTGTGCCGCTGTTGATGTCTGCCCTGTCTTCTGCTGGGTCAGTGGGTTGTAAACAGGGAATTCGTACCCGTAATCGTCAATAATTTTCGTCAGGTGCGGCCCACGCAGAACGTCATGGAACACAGTGCCATCCTCGCGCTTGATAAGCTGCTCCTCTTCAAACGTCACCACAGGATATGCCTGGTAAGGGTTTGTGATGGTGATGCAGTGGCTTCGCTGGTAGACCGCTGCCGCAATCGGGGTTTCGACGTATTTACTCATTGCAAGCTCCTTAGATGGTGATTGATCCGTTGGCTGTCCAGGTGTAGGTGTGGTAGCCGCCAGTGTTGGCGTAAGTGGGCGATCCTGTCGTGGCTGTGGCGGCTGGGAAAGTGTTTGGGAAGCGCACAACAACGATCCCGTTTGACCCGGCTGTTGATGTCACAGCGGCGTTGTTTGCAGGCCAACCGCCAGATCCCGGTGTGGTGGGTATCGAGGCATACCCACCGCCCTGCGCGTAGTTAACAGCAGTGCCAGTGATGCTAGATGTCACGCCAGCGCCGTTCATGCACCAGGGCGAGGTAGACTGCCAGTACCCGGCACCGCCAGCACCGCCACCACCGCCGCCGACAAGCGTGTATCCTGAGATCGAGCCTCCGTCGTACCCCTGCCCTGCTGTTCCAGTACCACCGTACCTAGACCCAGAGTACGTCCCAGAGCATCCACCACCAGACCCGCCGTTATAGCCGTTGCCGCTATTGACAGTCGCGTAGCCTCCGCCACCGCCACCATACGCTGTTAGGGTCCCGAACACAGAATTCCCGCCTGTGCCGCCTGGGCTTGAGAAGTATTCGCCACGAGCGCCACCAGCGCCAACAGTCACCGTGATTGCAGAGCCTGCGGTCACCGCATAGCCTGTTGCAGTCAGTAATCCACCAGCGCCGCCACCGCCACCTTTGATGGATGAGGTTGGGAAATACCCACCGCCCCCACCACCGCCAGCAACAACAAGGTATTCGACCGTAGGGGTTCTATATGACTTGCCATGCCCGTCACTCATGCTGATGAGCGATCCGGCTGTAGGTTTGCCGAACAGCGTTCTCACCCCCCCGTCGTTCAGCGCACGCGTGGCTGACGCAGAATACCCAAGCTCAGTGTTAACCTGAGACATTTGTATTGTTCCTGAAGCTGGGAGCGTCATGTCACCAACTTCCTCAGTTCAGCTATCTCACCCTGCAACTCCTTGATGGCCTGGATCAGGACGGGCACGATCTTCTCGTAGCAGACGGTCTTGTAGGTCTCCCCCTCGATCTCGATGGACTCAGTAATGAGTTCTGGCAGCACCGCTTCAACCTGATCTGCAAGCACCCCGATGTCGGCTTTACCAGCCTTGGATTCAATGTGTGGTATCCCATGCTTCCAGGTGAACCGCACGCCGTCGAGGGCGGAGACGATGCTGAGTGCGTTGTCGATGGTGACTACGTTTTCCTTCAGGCGTGGGTCTGAGTACGCAGTAACATTGCCTGCTGCAACCATGTTCCCCGAAGCGTCTGAATACCAAGACCACGCGCCTCGGTACCATCCTCCCAAGCCGAAAGCCCCATCAGCTCTAACACCAAGCTTGATTGCATAGCTGTCGTTGGAAAAAGACAACCCAGCCAGATTAGCATCACCAGTACCCGATGATCGGCATACGAACGACCCCTGCGAGCCGTCTGATAGAGCCATCGCCATGCTGGACGTTCGACCTGTAATCAAACTTGTTTGTGCGGTAGCTGACAGGTATGTTGCCGTCGCGGCATTGCCCGATGTGCTGTCAGAGATACGGGCAGAGTCCACTCGCACACCGTAGGTGGATGACCCATTCCACCCCATCAGCGTTGGGTACCCAGCAACCCATACAGAACCAGCGTTCGTGCTATTTACGACTGACCCCGTTGGAGATGTGGATTGAGATGCATCAAAGATAACGTGATTGTTGCCGTAATTCTTCCACCCCAACATATTGGCAACCGCGCTGGTCCGGTAAGTCGCCCAATTTACCTCACTTCCTGAGAGAGTATAGGCTGTCGCCGCATAACCCGATGTGTTCTGATTCAGTGTCGGGAATGTGCAGTTAGCCAGGTTTCCAGACGTTGGCGTGCCAAGCACTGGTGATGTCAGTGTTGGTGAAGATATGGTTGGTGATGTTGTCTTGACGTAGCTGCCAGACCCACTTATTGCCACCGACACCAAGTTGCCACTTGCATCTGTCTCAACAGTTTTCGACGCCGTGAGCGCCGCCTTGACTGGAGCCGTAAGCGTGATGTACGGCGTGATGTTCGTCGTTGAAACATCATCGTAAAGCAACATCGTTTCGTCGTAGCACAGCACCCGGTACTTGTACTGTGTGCTGGCACCCTCAGTCTCGATGATCTGCATCGAGGTTGACTTGGTGTACATGACGCGCTTCCAAACGCCGGCCTTGTACACATGCACTTCGTAGCGATTGATAGGGTACCCACGCTTGCAATCGTTCCAGTTAAGCAAGACGTAGTTCTCATGCACGTTCGAGTAGGTGACCGTTGGCACCAACGGCTCTTGTATCTGGTAGTTGAACGCCGTCACAGCGGCCGAACGGTTACCGGAGGTATCAACGGCACGCACCAGGATGGTTCCACCTGGGCCTCCGGTGGTAGTCCCAATGACGTTGATGTTGATCAGTGTGGAGGCTGTCCTGGTTGTATATACGTCGTACGCACCCCAGGCTGTTGTACCGTAAGGGGCGAACTGGTACTCGTAGACAGACAGGTCGACTTCAGTATTCGGCGTCCAATAAAACTCGGCACCGACTGACGAAGTACGCAACCCAATGCCAGTGACGTTGGCTGGAGGCGCTGCCTTGCCTATGGGCGTGATCGTTCTGAAGTCGCCAATTGACTTGGTGCCAGTGCTGGATCGCTCTGCGTACAGCGTGATCGACAGCAGGACACCTTCAACAACGGACGGGCTGACGTACTCAGTCGATGATGAGTACCCACTGAACATCACCACGCCGTCAGAGTTCCTGCGGCCCTCTACCCAATACCTGACATGATATGGATCAACCACATCCACCCAGGTGACCCGTATGCGAGTCTGGATGGTCGAGTCTTTGGCAATGTAAAGCTCTTCAGCCACAGCAAACGATGTCGGATCGGCAAGCGTCCCTGTTGGGCTTGGCAACTGCGTGTCGGGCCACGTTGGCGCCGTCGCAACCGACCCATCGTACACGGCTGGGTCGAACTCTACCAAGCTCAAGTTGTAGCGGCCATACTCGCCGGAGCAGCGCATCACGCGCATGTACTTGTTGGTCAACCCAATCGGGTGGCTAACTGAGACACAATCACCAACATCAAGTACCAACTGTTCATCGAACACGCTCAGGTCGAAAGACAGGTCGTTGAGTGTGAGCTTGTTGAGCCGTTCAATAGCCTCGCGCATCGCCTGGCTGTACCGGGTAATCCCAGGAAGCGATACCGAAGATTCCCTCCTTGGGACTCCAACAGGCAATGACGTGCCTCCGCCAGCATAGGCAACAGCCACGGCATCACGCCAGGGCAGCACGCTGGTGTCGGTGTACGTGATTTGCATCACAGTTGGTACGTTCTGCACCCCGCGCTTCTTCAGGGTTCCGACCTTTTGGATGTGACCAGACGAGTGCAGGAGTGGGGTGAAGAAAGCAGGGTCTTTGTCTGAGATGAACCTCAGGTTCGCCCCGCTCTGCACCATCCAACAGTTCGCGTAGGTGCGCAGAGTGTTAGCCCACGATGTGACGGGCTGCACATTCTCCAGCGACAGATTGAGAGTCCTTGACACTTCAGAGCCAGCCAGCTCGTTGCAGTCAGCCGCCACACTCGCCACGCTGGCCCAGTCAACCGTGCGACCCATGCCATAAGTCGTGTTGGTCACAAAGTCTGCAAGACAGTAGGCGGGGTTGTCGCTCCAGGCGTTGGCGGCACCTGTCCACACCTTGCGCCCCTTTATGATGGCATTGATGCGCGGGAACCCGCTTGTGCTGCCACTTTGAAAGCGGAATACGCTGTAGCAAATACCGGGCAGGTTGTCGGTGTAAAGCACCGATGGAGACTGCCCAAGCAGAAACGCCACCCGCAGGGACTCGTCCTTGGTCTGCGTGGCTGTACCTCGGTAATGCACCGCCTCGATGCCGCCCCAATACGTCCGTTTCAGCCCCTCAGAGGCAAGTGTGCTTGAGGTGTTTGCAGAAAGCACCTTGTCATCAACCTCGATGCTGTCAAAGCTATCAATCTCTCCGTGCCCCCACACTGCCAGCACATAGAGATAGCCAACGTACGTGATCACGCAGGCGATTTGCGGGCCAATGCGCACCCGCCCGTACATCACACGAAGCGGCGCGTTCTCGGCCGCCACCGTCAGTTGGCTTTCAGATGCTGGCTGCGCGGAGTCGTTCAACGTATCCCTTGGAGTGACGCGCCAATCCTGCTCGGGCAGGTAAAGCATCGACGACGGCTTATTCGTAACGATGGGCGCCACCGTGTCCTGAATGCCAGCGACACGCACGCTGTTGCGCATGATCAGTGCGGTTAATGCATCCATTAGCTCTAGGCCTCAACAATGGGCACAGAAACTTCCCAGCGGCCACCTGGTAATAATTTAGCGGCGATGGGTCCTGCAAAATAGCAGTTGTAGGTGGCTGCGTCACCGCGCCATACAAACGTAAAGATCAGCAGTCGGTTAGTCGAGTAAAAGGTGTCAAGCGTTGACTTTTCGGCTGATGTCAAGCCTTGATGGACAATGCGTCCCGCTCGTGGTGTGCGGGTAAACATTGCCCTGATGCGAGGGGTTCCATTGGATGCGCGATCCACTTGAATATCGTCAATTTGCTCAAATGAGCTTGACAGACTTTGCGCAAATGTTGGGTATGCAGCCATTATCTTTCTAGCTCAAAAATTTCTGTTCCCCAGGCGATCTTGGTTCCGGCTGGTTGCAAAAAGTTGAATCCACTGGATTTGTTGATGAACACGCGAGGGGAATACAGCGTGTTGTTGTTCTGCGATGTCATCCTGAGAATGACCTGGTCAGCACTGATGTCAGCGCCATTGGTGACACCACTGAATACCTGCACCGGGTCAGCCAGCGCAGGCGTGGTGCTGTAAACAGTCCAGATGTCAACTGGAATGTCAGAAGCACCACGAGCAAGCACCATCGCGCTCATGGCAAGGTCTGTGTTGCCTATGTGGAGTGTTGCAGTGCCTGACCCGGCGCCGTCTTGGCTGATGCCTGACACAGTGATATCTGCGGCTCCCCAGGAGCTGCCGTTCCAGGACATGGTCGTGAGCGTGCTGAAACGCTCGGTGACAGCGGGCAGCACGGGGGACGTGACCGCCGGCCAGGATATTCTTATCAAATACCCTGGCTGCGTAGCCCCAGCCGCCAGCTTCGAAGTCGTCGCGAAGGTTATCGTCTTCATTGCCGCTTGTTGGACTCATGTTCGATCGACACTTCAACGCTGGGCGGCGAAGTGACGTTGACATTGATGGTGCTCTCGACCACCACCGGCCTATCAGCCTTGTCTGCGGTAGCCTGCATTGCGGTGGCGCTCGGAGCCATTGCCTTGGCTATGGCGTTCTCGACGGCTGTTGCAACGGTATCGGCAAGGGCGTCGTTCGAGGCTTCCTGTTGGCTCAGCGTGTCGGCGCCCCAATCAACCATGAAGTCTTCAACTTCCTGTGTGCGACGCATGTACTGGTCGTAGCTTGCGGCCTGCTGCTCGGGCGAGAGCAGATCCCAGCTCTGTTCCAGCAGATCCAGAGTGCGGTTGCCGTATCTGGCAACATCTTGCACGCTGGTGCTGCCGAGCATGGAGTCATAGGCTGAGTAAGCCTGCTCGTCGACCATGGCGTATTGGCCCTGGCGATCTTGCAGGCCATACTTGAAGCCAAACTGAATGTTATCGACCCTGGTTGAAATGTCACTAATCAAATCACTGATTGACCCAGCAAGGTCTTCGAATGCTGGCGCGAGTTGGTTCATCGGACCTTGCAGCGCCAGGATGCTTGCGGTAAACGATGCATTGGCTGGCACCGACTGGTCTAGCGCCATGGCCGTTTCCACCAGCGTGCGATACCAGTCGCGCAGATTTGTGCCTGCTGCTGGCATGGCAATGTTTTGAGCTGCAAAAGCTTCAGTCACATTCCTGGTCAGGTTGGCTGTTTGCTCTGACTGTGTATAAAAGTTCTCGTAGAACCCCTGGAGATTGTTTTGCAGGTTTTGCAAGCCGCGACCAAGGTACTGATCCATTGACTCGCCAACCGCTCTTGCGCCAGCAGACGCAGCCATCAGGCTACTTGCTGCGTCAAAACTCATGCCTTCAAGCTGTTTGAATGGCATGGATTTAAGACTGTCTCTAAAGGCATTCACACCAGTCACAACCGCATTGATGTCAGTAAGCAGTGCGGCGTTCTGTTCGCCTTTCTCAGCGATTGATTCCTGGGTAAGATATTTTGGCTTTGTGCTGTAGCCCTTGACCATTTCCGAAATGACTTTCGGTATATCGGTGGCTACTTGAAGCGCCTCAATGGTGGCAGCGCCCATGTCTTGAACAAAATACTTCTGAGCTTCGCCCTGGTTAAGCTCAAAACCATAGCTTTTGTCGTACAAGGTGCCTGCATAGTTGTCGCCAATGCCACTCTCACCAAAAGTGGCACCATTCGACAAAGTGCCGCCTGCAAACACGCCACCACGATTGTTGTTGGATGTCTCAATACCAGCCTGGAAGCCCGTCACATACAACGAACTCCCAATGTTCTTGAACATTCCGTTGATGCCAGCGACAGTTCCATCAATGATCAGCTTGGTGCCGGAAATCTCACCGCCAGATGGTCCCGCTTTGAGGCTGACACCATCTGCCTTGTTGTAGGTGTACTGACCGCCCGAGCGAGTCTCGCCTTGCTGCGTGGCATAGGCCCAGGCAGCTATCACGGCAGCGGCAATCCAACCGTAAGGCCCGGCACCTGGTAGTGCGGGTGTAGACGATGCAGCTTCAGCGGCAGTTGTGGCGGCAAGGGATGCCTCAGTTGCTGTCGCGCCAGCTTCCATCAGGATCGCTGCATTTGCCTCAATCGCTTCGGCTGATGCCCACATGGATTCGGTTGCGGCAACAGATACACCTTCCCATGATCCATTAGACGCAATGAAGGCGCCAAGGCCATCTCCACCAGCCAGCCCCATAGCGTTGGCATAGCCAAGTGTTCCAGCGCCAGCGCCAGCAGCACTGCCGTAACCAAGCCATCCGGCCACAGTGTTTACGCCTGCGTTGTAGCCTGTTGCCCAACCGTAAATGCTGTTTGCAGCCGACGCACCGTTGATAGTGCCCATGATGGATGTGCCAGCGTCAGTGCCGGTGGCAGCACTTACCAGCCCACCAAGAGCGCCCATGCCCACTGTGACCAGCACTTTCAGGACTTGGGTTTTGAGTGTGTTTTTGATGGTGTCCCAGAGCGACTGGAAAAAGCCTTTGCCAGATTCGAAGGCCCGCATCAGGGCGTCTTCCCAAAATTTTCCTGATTCTTCGGCGGCCTTGCGGTTGGCTTCGGCCAGGTCTTTGGCGGCTCGTTCCCCAGCATCAGCCAAGCTATCGGCGGCTTTTGCCTCAAGGTTTGATCTGATAAGGCTGCGGCGCTCTTTAAGCAACCGGATGTGACGCTCAGCGGCAGCAATCTCTATTTCGCTGCTGTTTTGAAGGTTAAGCAGGGCGAGCGCTTCTTGCTCGGTGGCAATGGCAGCGTCCATCCGCGCCAGAGTCAATGCAGCCTTGGCCTGCTCGGACAGACCGATCAGCGCCGTTTCTTCAGCTAGTTTTTTGTTTGACTTTTCAAGTGCATCGTCGTTGTTGGCCAGATCGGCGTAATACCTGCTTGCCGCCTTACCAGAATCATCGTAGGCTTTTGCGACTTCTTTTATGGCTTCTGCACGGGCTTTGGCAAACGCTTTGGCGGCCTTTTCTTTAGCTTCTGCTGCACCAGTAACTGCCTTGGTGCGCAACAATTCTTCGTCCAGAAATGCCTGTATGCCGTCACCCGCACGGATGGCACTGCGGGCACGACCATCGAGTGAGAGTCGGTTAGCGCGGTCCTGGCGCGCTTTGACCTCAGCGTCGACAGCAGTTCTGAACTTGTCCAAACCAGCGTAAATGCGCTGCATGTCGGCGTTGTAGCCAGCGTCAAGTGCGGCTTGTTCGGCCTCAAACTGCTTCTTGATGGCGGCCTGATTTTTACCTCCGGTGAGCTGGCTGTCAGCCACCAGGGCGGCTTGCTTTCGCAACCACAGAGCGGTGGTTTCGTAAAGTCCTTTGGCCTCGCGCCCAAGACCCTGCACGGTTGCCCAGAGTGCGGCCACCGAGTCGGCGGCAAAGGCCATAGACCTGGCGACCACTTCAGCCAGGCGCGGCCATTCGTCCTTCTGCGATTTGATGGAAGCATCAATGCCTGTGAGCGCGGTGTCAACGCCTTTGAGTAGCTCGTTGGTGAAAGTGCTGTTGTTGACGGTGCCCAGCAGGTTGGTCCAACTGGTGGCGACTCGGTTTAGGTTGGCTTGCACGCTGTCGGCTGCTTTATCAACACTACCAGCCATTTCTGTGCGCATTTGTGCGGCAAAGCGGGGCAGGAACACGTCGGTGGTGATTTCGCCTTGCTCAAGCATTTTTCCAAGCTGCTGCGTGGTGACTCCCATGGCGCGCGCTGCCATCTGGAACGCCCCGGGCAGGCGCTCGCCCAACTGGCCGCGCAGCTCTTCGCTGCTGACGGTGCCTTTGCTGATCATTTGGCTGATCGCCAGCAGAGAACCTGCAGTGTCATCAGCACTCAGGCCCATGACGGTGCTGGCTTTGGAGACGGCATCAAAGATGCTGCGCGCACCGTCGCCTTCGAGTGCGGTGTTTTTGGCTGCAGCGCTGAGTTTTGCAAATGCGCCGCCTGCGCTGTTAATCTCAAGCCCGAGTTCGCGCACGCGGGTGCGCACAAAATCTGTGTTGACGGCGTAATCTGCGGCGCTAGTGCTGGCAAATTCGATGGTGCGCGCCATGCGATCCATAGACAAACTGGCCTCGGTGGCTTGCCGGGCCAACGCCGATAGCGCCTGAAAGCCGATGTAGCCGGCCGCCAGGCTTTGCAGTTTTTCAAGCTGGGTGCTGATGGACTGCACACCTCGGCGGGCTGCGGCCATACCGGCCTGCGTTTTTTCACCGGCCTGAACGGCGCTTTTGCCCATGGCGTCCATGCCGGCACTAACTTTGCCAACGCCGCTGACAATAAGATTGTCCCCCTCCATGCGCAGTTTGATGACAACTTCATTTGCCATGGCAGGCCTCTTGTTTGTACACTGCGAACATGATTGATTTCATGCTGGTCGCTTTGGCGGTTTTGGTGCTGGTGACGTTTTGGCCACGAACGCGCAGCGCTGTGGGTGACGCCACGCTGGCGGGGACGGTGTTTTTGGCCGCACCGCTAGGCGCCCTTTTGGTGCAGACACATTTGTCCGCTGTGGGTGCGGCGCTGCTAGCGTTTGCCGTGTTTGTGGTGCTACGCTGGCTTAAAGACACCTGGCAGGCGCAGTAGGGTAAGACTTGTTTTTGCGCGTGTTCATGATGCGCAAAACCTCGCGCTCGATGATTCGATATTGCGCCACCACCTTCGGCTGATGTTTCTTTGCCACCCCAAGCCAGCACATTTCTTGCTGTACGTTGACAGACTGCGCCGCGCGCCACTGCAGACCGCCAACCCCAATGGTCAGCTGAAGCTGACCGGCGCACGCGTGCCACAGTCGCAATGCGTCCCAGTGCTGTGGGTGCACTTGGCACACGTCCTGGGGCTGCGGTGGCACTTGCTCGGTGTCGTCGATCTGGAGTCCAAAGCATTCAAGCGCCTCATTGAATTTGTCAGCATCGCCCGCTGAGTCTCTGTCCTGCAGCGCGTGGCGGGCGATGTCAATTAGTTTTTTGTCGGGCCGGTGATGTAGTTTTCAAAGAAGCTTTTAACAATTGCATGTTCAACCGGAAAGATGCTGCATAGCCGGTCGACATTCGCTGGCGTAAAAGCCATGGGAGTGCGGTCTTCTTCAAGCAGGTCGGGGCCAAAGCCCACCAGCACCTGATCAAGCACGTCGCGGTCTGAAAGAGATTGAACTTCGTCGATCACTTCTCCCTTTTCTTCGGCTTTGGCTGCACGGATCTGGGCTTTGGTACGGTCGCGAATACTTTTGAGCAAATCATCAACTTCAGACTTTGGTAAAGCCTTGAACACCACACTGAATTTGGCTTTGGTGAGTTTTCCTCCATCGGCCGGGATGTTGGCGACAACAGGCGCTGTGAAGGTTGGGTTACTTGCGACGATGAACATGGTTTGCTTTGATTTGTTTGGTTGTTTTGATAGCGCCTTGCGCAATTCACGCAAGGGCTGCTCTGTTAAAAGGTTTACAAGCTGACGATGCGCACTTCGTCATTGCCCGCAACAGGCAACACGCGCAGATCGAACCCGATCAGGCGCATGCCGTTGAACTCTTCTTTCTTTGGGTTGATCAGCTGTACGCTGGGCAGGTGCAGCATGATCTTGTTGCCCGTGGCCGTGCCGATGACAAAGCCAATACCGGTCAGGGTGTTGGCCTTGACTGCGGCCATTTGCGTGACTTCTTGCGCCGCTGTGAGCTCAATGCTGAGCGAGCCGGTTACCTTGCGGTCTTTGAGTACCACTTGCTCGGTCGTCAGCATGGGAGCAAAAGCAACCTCGTTGCCCCAGTCAAGGCTTAGGCCGGTGCTGTTGTAGGCAGTTCCGCCAGACAACGCGCCGGTAGCGTAGGTGCAGCCGAGCTGGATGTCTGTGACGTTGGCCTTGGTGATGGCTACGGGCATTTTCCAGTTGGTAAGCACCGCTGTGGCATTGGCTGCCGCAGACACGCCGCCATCAATACCCACAAAGTCAAAGGTGAGCTTGGGCGCTTCGCCAGATTTGGCGGAAAGTTTGACATTGCCAAAGCAGCCCAGCAGCTTGTGCAGCAAGCCGTCGTCATACCAGTAAATGGTGACGGTTTTAAGGGTGTCGGTGGCAGGCAGGTACTCCACCCGGTTGGGGGTGAGCAGGCCAGTGGTTTCGGCAGCGGCGCAGCCCAGCAGCAGCGCACCCCAGGCCGGGGCCGTGGCGGCCGTACCGGCGCCCGCCAGCAGCACTGAAAATGAGCACTTGACACTGGCAGTGCCCACCAGACTGGGGCTGTTGCCAAACCAGGGGTTGATGATGTTGGTGTCAACGTTAGTGGCGTCCAGCGGGGTGATGGACAGGTCCATGGCCTGGATGGCATTGGCCGCACCGGTGGGTACGGCGTCGGTGCCGCTGGTGGTTTCAACCTTGACCAGGATGACTGTTTTCTTGATGAGGCGGGGCATGGATTACTCCTGTGGGGTGGGTTCGGTGGCGGTTTCAGTCTGTGGCGGCGCTGGCAGGTTTTCTACCCAGCCTGGCAGGGTGATGTCCCAGCGCCAGCTGCCACCCCCGGGAACGGGGGTGTTCTCGGGGGTGGGGTTCTGCTCAACAGCTTCGCTCTTCAGGGGGTTATTTTTTTTGCCCATGTCAGGCGCTCCAGTAATAAGTAGTCAGTTGAAATTCATCCATCCACCACAGACGGCCCTCGCCGTCGAGCTCCAGCAGAGCACCACCGCTGTAGTGCACCGGCTCGCCCGTGGCAGCGTCTGGCACCCAACCAACCAGCGCAGTGCGCAGGGCCAGGCGCAGTGGGTGCAAATCGTCCAGGGCGGCTGCGCCTGTGGCCACGTCGCGCCGGTTGCTTAACCCCAGCACCACACCGAAGGTCTGGTTGATCTTTTGGCTTGTGCCACCCGTCATGTCCATGGTAGTGGCCACATCACGCAGCGGCAGCACAAAGGCACCTGGCAGCGCCAGCAAACCTGCCTTGGCAGCCGCGAAATCAGCGCCTTGGCCAATCGATTTGAAGCCGCTTAAGCTGGCCTTCAGGCGGGTCAGAATCAGGCTCAGGTCCATGGGCAGTAGCCACTCAATGCCACGGCGTCAAACACCTTGGCCTCGGTGCGGGTGGCCACCGCGTTACCGCTGCCACCACTCACGGCCACAGGTGTGATGCCAGCCAACTGAACCTCGCCACTGGCCATGCGTTTAAGCAGACTCACAGCGTCCTGGTAGCGCACCCGCACGGTCTCGGGTACACCGTCGTCATACAAACGGTAGCGCGCCATGTCGCAAGCCAGACGGTTTAGCACCGGCGGCGTGCTGGGCAGTGGCAACGCATAGCGCGTGGCCAGGTAGCCGTCAATTTCTGCGTCGGCATCAGACAGCGCACGCGCAAGCACCGTGGCATCGATGGTCAGGCCATCAGCGCGGTTGGTGCGCTGGGCTAATTCATCGGCGCCAAAGCGCTCGGTCATGTCGGCCTGGGTGGTATAGCTCATGCAAGGCTTAGTTCGGCCGGATCAATGCGCACCAGTTCGGCCAGACCAGCGGCCACGAGCTCGTCGGCTGCGCTGGCATTAACCTCCAGCACCTGAGCCTCAGGCAGATCCTGACCATCGTGACGAACCGGGGTCAGGGCGCGAATCTGCACCATGGCCTCGGGTTCAGCTGCGGCGGGGGGTGGTTTTTTGGCTGCCATGATTACGCCACCGCTGCACTGATCAGGTAACCGGCCACGGCACCGGCAATCACCGGGGCCACCTCGTCGGTTACCGGATACACCCAACTCTTGCTGTTGCGGTCCAGGTAAGGTGTTTCCACCATGGGGTAGCCGCTCAGGCGGTAGGTGTAGCCAAAGGTGGGCGCGCCCATGGCCGCCAGGCCACCCAGCTCGGTGTAGGCCACCACCACAAACTTGCCCCACACGTCAGTCATCACACCGGCGGCGTCGGTGTACACACCATCACCCACCAGCACCTGCTTGACACCAAACAGACTGGCCATCAGCTCAGGTGTAGCCACATCACGGCCGGTGTACTTCACACGGTCAAGCACCTTGGGGTGCTGCTTAAGCATGGCCATCACAGCGGCACCCATCACAATGGTGTTGGGCCGGCGGCCAATCTGGCGGCGCACAGCTTCTTTGGCGGTTTCAATGTCTTTCACTGGGTCGCTCACGCCGGCGGTCAGGTCGCTCCACTGGCTGGTACCGCTCAGGGTGGTCTTGTTGCTGGCACCGTAGTTGCCGGCAGCGGTGGCCAGTGCGGCCTGTGCCGCCTCCAGACGCAGACTGATGATGTTTTGCGTGCGCATCACCGCGTTGTTACCCAGGTCAATGCCGGGCACGGCGTTGGCGTCCTGGCTTAGCTCGGTGGGCACCACACCCTCCAGGCTATGGCTTTCCAGCGCAAAGCTGGCACCGCTATAGCCGTACTGCACCCGGCGGGTGTTGGCACCAGGCACACGCCCCGTGTTGTACAGCGCGAAATCTTCCTTGTTAAACGTGATGATCTTGCCCCCGCGCGTTCCCACGGGCACATACGGAAACAGGCTAGATCCGATCAGCTCAGAGTTGCTGTAACCCTGTGCGACGGTACTGAGGATCGGGTCAATCACCCGGGCTTGCGAAACTGAGAGTTGCAGCATGTTGAGTTGCTCCTGGTGAAAAAAAATTAGGCTACGTTGGGGATCAGCAGCACTTCAATGAACTGTCCTGCTGCGCTGGCGGCTTCCAGCGCAAGGCCGACCTTGGCACCACTGGTGACCCAGGTGATGGCGCGCCCGGTGCTGTCGCTCTTGACGGTGGCACCCGCAGCCACAGCGGCACCCGCTTCGACCACGGCGGTGCCCAAAATGTCAACCGGCACTTTTTCGGCAATGGCACCGGTGGTGCGGGTCACACCCAGGGTGTTGGCATCTGCCCCGGCTTGTGCGCCGGCAGCGGTGACAAAGCGGCAGGCGGTGGCCGCGCCAGTCAGGGTGACGGCCAGGGTTAACAGGGAAATGGCTTGTGCGCTCATGGCAATAGGTCTTTCAGTGGGTTAAATCAGCGGGTCAATCAGGTAGGTGACACGGTGCGTACCGCGTCCAGCAGCGTGCCACCATGGGCGCGCATGTGTGCCTGGGCGCGGGCCAGGCGGGCCAGGCTGTCGGCATCAACGTCATAGCCATCTGGGGCACAGAAGCTCACCGCGGTGTCGTCCACAGCGGCGGCACGCGCTTTGGTGGCGGCCTCGCCAAACTGCACGGCCGCGGGCAGAGCCTTCAAAAAGGCTTTGAAGTGGTGCAACAGCGGGGCCTTTTGATCGCCCTCGCCAAACTCCAGCGGGGTGGGCAGCGCGGCCAGTTGGTCAGCAATTTCAACCGCAGTGGCACGGTGCGCTGGCACCACACCGGCACACGACTCGCAAAACGCGGTATGTTCGGCATGCACCTTGGCGGCCTTGTTGGCGGCCAGTTCGGCTTTCAGGCGGGTGTTTTCTGCCTCAAGGGCGGCTTTCTCTTCTGGGGTCACGGTGGGCTCCTGGGGTTGGTGATCTTGGGGGTTGGCAAACTCGAAGGTGAGCACACCGGCTTCGGTGTCGGAAAACGCGGGGGTACGCATGCCCTTGACAGCGGGGGCCAAGGCACCCAGAAAGCCCACATGGCGCAGGTAATACACGCCGGGTACCGGGTTGGTGGGGGCGCTGGGGGCATAAAAGCTGGCGCTGATCTTTTTGAAGGCACCAGCGGCCACCATGTCGGCAAAGTCGGCATTCACCTGCGCCGGGGTGGCATCAATGCCGCCTTCGTTGAAGGCTAGCGACTGCACCCAGCCATAGGCGGGAAGGTCGTGGGCGGGGTGGCCTACCACCAGCGGAGCCTCGTGGCGGGCAGGGTCGTAGGCAGCTACGGTGGCTTGCAGGTCAGACTCAGAAAAGCTCAGCGCCTGGCCGCTCATGGCGGTGTGCGTGCCAGGCTTGAAAATCTGCAGTGGGGAAGACGGGTTTTTTTGAGGCATGCCCCGACTGTGGGGCGGCAAGCCTGGTGGGAATAACTAAAGCGCTTTAGTTTTTTTAGAGATCGAGCTTGCCCTGGCGGCGAGCGATTTCCTCGGCCATCATGGCCGCAATGATCTGGCGCACCCGCATGGGGGTGAGGTTGTAGGCGCGGGCCAGCTCGTCAAAGTTGCGGCCATTGAAGCGGGCAAACATCTCGCGGTCGCGCATGCTGGCCCGGTAGCGTATGCCTTTGTTGAAATAGAAGTTCATGCCGCCCAGCTCGGCACTCAGGCGCTCAGCCAGGCGCAGTGCCAGCAGTGCCAGCCTGGCCAGCCGCGCCGGGTTGATAGGCAGCTCCACCACGTCTTCATCTTCCACCAATTGCATGAACAGGTACTCAGCCACCAGACGCAGGTTTTCTGGGTAGGCCGGGTCAAGCAGTGCATGCAAGGGGGTCAACAGGTTTTTGTCATCCATGGGAACGGTCCTTCGTGGGTGGATTTGGGTCGATGTCTGATCGCTCGCACCATTTCTTCAGCGCTTCGATCACGCCATTGACCTGGTAGCTGTTCAGAAAACGCCAATGCTCAAGCCGGGTCTGGCGCTTGACATAGGCCGCCAGGGCCGCGTCGGTGTCGGTGCGCACCACACCGGCATGGGCTAGGGCATGCCACAGGGCACGGGCCTTTAGCCAGCGCTCGTCCAAGCCGTCGTCCACCGTGCGGTACAGCGGGTTGCGCGGCTTGGGGGTGTAGGCAGGCTTTTCGCCCCGGGCGGCGGAACCAATGGCCTGCAGCCCCGCCAAGTGCGCCAGGTATTTGCGCCGCTGCAGCTCAGTCATGTCGCGGCTGCTGGTCACGCCCACCACCGCAATCTTGAGCGCCATGGCGGCAAATTCGTCCAGGCCCAGCGCCTTTTGCGCCATATGAATGGCCGCCAGGTGGGATTGACGCGGGGCAGCCTTGGTCATTTAAGCCACCTCGGCCTGCGCCTCAAAGGGCGTGACGATGAAATCCTCAATGCCGCTGATGATGCTGATGCCGCCAATGCCACGCACCGCATCGGCCTCGGCCAGCATGGCGTCCTTGTTGGGCTCGGCCTTGACCCGCACAAAGCGGCCCAGGCCCATGCGCTGCAGGGTCTCGACCACGTTGTCAGCGCCGGTAATGCGCACGCTGGGCGGGCGAATGCGCCAGGCCACCTCGCCGGTGACCAGGTTGGCGGTTTTGCCCAGCTTGTCATCTGGGCCGCACAAGTCCACACGGTGCGCCTCGCACCAGGCCTGCACACCGGTTTGCAGCGCCTGGATTCGCTCACTTAAAGCCCCCAGCAGCGGCTGGTGCTCTTGTGTGATGGCGGCAATGGCGTCGTTCATGGTGGCGCGGTTGCGTTCAAACTCGCGCTGCAGGTCGCCCATGGTGCGGATGGCCTCGGCACAGTCGTTCTTGCTTTGCGGCACGGCGGCCAGGGTTTTTGATTTCATTCGGGTAGCCATTTGGGATAAGTCCTTTTCGTGTGGAAAAAATACAGAAATCTGTTGTGACACTACAAAAATCAGCAGCGAAAGCCGTGGCTGGCTATGCGCTGGTAGTCCAGCGCGCCTGGGCGCAGCGCCGGGCCGGGGCCGGGCACGTAGGCGGGGGCAGACATGGTGTTGTCAGTGCGGGCGGGCGTTGTCAACGGGATGTTGAAAGAGCGCACTGGGGTCGGCAATGCCCGCGCACGTGCTGCACTGGCAGTGGGCTTGCCCGCTTGGGGACCTAGCCAGTACTGCGCGGTTTGGCCACGACCATGGCGGCAAAGCTGGGCGCTGTAAACGAGGTAATTGAGCTTGGTGGCCATGCGCTTGCGCTCGCTACTGTTGGTCGGGTCAAGACAAAACTGGTTAAACAGCTCTGCGGCGCTGCACTGGCCGCGCTGGTTGACCAGGTTGAGCAGGTCAAGGTTGATCAGGTTTTGCGCGTGGTGGTGGGCAGTGATCATGTGGGTTTGACTCCAGAGTTTTTAAGGGCGACCAGCGCAGCGCGGACATAGTCGGGCATAGCGGCTGGTTGGCTGGCACCCTGAGCGGGTGCTACGGGGTGGCGTTTGGCTGCCTCGGTCTGAGCCTCGGCCACACCTTCAGCCTTGTCGGCCAGACTGACCAAGATGGCGTAGAGGTATTTGTGCCCGGTCATGGGCAGGGCCAGCTTGCCTGCGTCACGCGCGGCCAGCATCTGGTCAATGCCAGCCTCCCATAAGTTGAGTGGCACAGCCCAGTCACGGCCCCGGTGGGTGATGGCGCGGCGCTCTATGTCGGGCAGCAGCTGTAGCACCAGGCGCACCTGTTTGCGCATGCTCAGGCGGCTTTTGGGCGGCTCAAACAGGCGGGTGTACTGGCCCACGGCAGCGCCCAGTGGGGTGCTGATGGCCAGCAGGCGCATCACGGCCGCACGGTCGTCGGCGTTGACCAGCAGGTGCTCCATGCTCAAGGTGGTGCCGCACACCGGGCAGGCCAGGTCGGTGTGGCTCATGCGGTCCACCCTGCTACCAGGCCCGCCAGCAAACCACCCAGCGCGCTGAAGGCCAGCACCAGCGCCAGCACCCAGGCAAGCTCTTTGAGGGTGGGGGCAGCGCTGTAGGTGCGCGGGTGCGGGCCGTCGATGACACCTGGGGCAAATGGATAGGTAGGCTGCGGGGCGCGGTCCGGCGTGTTGGGGCAATCAGAGCACTGGTCAGGCTTGAGCGAATTGCAAATGCCCAGCCTGAAACAGGGCGACGTGTGGGTGTGCGGGGTGTTGGGGTTCATGACAGCCTTTTGGCGCTGATGCGCCGTGCGTTGGGAAAATGCTCAATGGTCGCCACAATGGCGGCGCAGCTGTCGCTATACAAGCCGAAGCTGGTGGCTCGGCTACCGTCAGGGCTGGTGACTGAAATCAGGTAAGTTCTCATGGCTTAGCACCCCCCAATCACTTGCGCATCCACCTGCGGCCAGTGCGCGCTGGCTGCGGCATTCATGGCGCGGCACACCAGGTTGTTCACCACCAGGGGGAAACACAGGCTGCGTGCATCGGTTGGCTTGCCGCCACGGGGGCGGTGGATGAGCCGGGCGCGCATGGCGTCAAAGGCATCAGGCGTGAACACGTCAGACAGCTTCAGGTCAAACCGGGCAAACTTGTGCTGCAGGTAGCCTTCAAGCTCGCTGTCCAGGGGTTCCAGCTCCACAATCTCGCAGCGCTGGGCCACTTCGCGCACCTCGGCGTTTTGGCCGCTCAGGCGGCTGCGCAGCTCGGGCTGACCGATCAGGGCGATGCCAATCAGGCGTTGCATACCGTCTTTGAGCTCCAGAAAGCGTTTGAGGTGTTTCAGGGTGGCAATGGGCAGGCAATGCGCCTCTTCGATCACGAGCAGGTGGCGGTGGCCACTGCGGCGGCTGGCCACCAGCAGCTGGTGCACCTGGCGAAAACGCGCCTCAGAGCTCAGGCGCAGTTTGACTTGTGGGTCAATGGCGTAGGCAATGGCTTCGGCAATCTGGGTGCTCTTGAGGGTTTTGCCCCGGTCGTCAGTGCTTTCCATGCCCAGCACATAGGGTTTGATCAGCAGGATGTCGCGCCCTTCGGTGCGAATGCGCTCCTGCAGGTCTTCAGCCAGGGTGGACTTGCCCGCGCCAGATTCGCCCACCACGGCCATAAAGCCATGATGCAAAGCGCAATCCGTCAGAGCGGCGCGGATGTAGCGCACGCTGGGCGTCTGAAAAACATCGTCTGGCGACTGCACGTCGTCAACAAAGGGGTTGCGCGGTAGTTTGAAGTGCTGGCGCGTTTCGGGCCGCAGCCCGGCGTTTACAAGTAACATCGAATCGTCCTTTTCTGGCTCATTGGTTTGGGTGAAAGGGCCGGCCCCGGCTTGTTGGTCGCTTGCCGGGGCCAACTTGGATGGCTGCGGGGCGCTCGGCCCCTCAGTGCGTTTTTGGGGCTCGGGTGCAGCACTGGTATTGCCCAGCGTGTTTAAGGGCTGTTTCCCCCCCGCTTCCCCGGCTTGTGCCTGTGCTTTTGACACAAACAACTCTTTGCACAGCGCCATGGTGGCGGCGCAGTCGCAGTGATAGCGCCCGTTGCGGATGCGCTTGATGGTGTCGGCCGACACATGCAACTGCCGGGCCATGACCGGCTTGGCCACGCCCGCCACGCTCAGGTCGTGAATGGCCTGCACCACCTCGGGCGTTACCTTGCGCCAGATGATTTGCTCAAACGTCATACGCCACCCCCTGCGGCCACCAGGCGCAGGCCACTGCGCACGGTCAATCTGGCGTGAAGGTGCGCGATCTGATCTTCGGGCACGCCCTCGGGGTACTGGCTTTTGAGAGTGGCCACCAGTTCGGCGTTCAGGGTCATGCCCATCACGCGCAGGGCCTGGGCGGCTTCGAACTGGGTGAGCAGGCGCATGACCTTGGGCGTGCTGGTCGTCACGGTGCTGACATCCAGAGGCACACTTGTCTTGGGCACAAATGGGACTTGCGCAGCGTTCTCAAGGCGCAAATAGTCAAAGCGCACCGCGCCGTTGAACACTTCAAAGCCTTTTTGCTTCTGGGCTTTTTCGGCATCCTTGAGGGTGGTGGTGCCAGTGGTCAGCATCAGTGCTTGCTTGCGGCGGGTGTCGGCTACGGTGTCTGGCAGCGCCTGGTAGCCTGAGCCAATCACCCGTGCGTCTGACGCAAAGCCGTGCTCATCCATCTCCACCAGTGGGCAGGGGTGCAGCACCTCGCGGCCATCGGCGTCCTTGAATACGCAAAACACCTCGCGTTCGTTATAGGCACTGAAGGTGATTGGCAGCTTTTGGCCCACGGCCACACCCGGCACGCTGCGCACATCCCACTTGCGCCCACCACCGCCAAACTGCACCCGGCCATACTGGTCCACCAGGCAGTCCTTCTCAGCGCCAGTGAGCAGCTCGCGGCACAGGTCAAGCCCTGGCGCAATGCGCAATTGCTCGGCGGTGATCTCCATCCACTTCATGAAACGGGTTTTGCCATGGCGGCCCAGCACGGCGGTGCTGTTGAAGTTGCAGGCCCACACCTGGGCGCGCTCATTGAGGTCGGCCAGGTTGGCGGGGCGATGGGCGCGAAACTGGTGCTCAAACCCCATTTCAACCAGGTTCTGGGCGTTTTCTACCTGCCCCTTGGCGGCTGGGTTGCCTGCCTTGTTGATGATCAGATCAATGCCCAGGCGGCGCACCAGGTTCTTGAACGCACCGGCTAGGCCAGAGCCGGGGTCGGCCATAAGCTGAAACGGCACACCATGGAACGGGTCGGTGTAGCCAGGCTGTTTTTGAATGGCCCACAAAAAGAACTCGGCGTAGTTGGCCACTGACTCGCTGCCCAAAAAGTAGCGCACCTTGATGGCACCGCTGTTGTGGTCAGTGATGACAAAGCGGGTCACGCGCTGCTTGGCCACACGCTCAAAGTTTTCGGGCTTGTTCTTGTAAAACACATTGGCGGGCATGGGGCTGGTGCCGTCATCGTCCAGGTAAAACAGCGTGCACACCGAGGCATCAATCTGCCAGGTGTGGTTGGGGTACGGCGTGCTTTGGGCCACAGCCATGGGCCGCTCTGCACGCAGCACCTGCTGCCAGTGCAAGCCATAACCCTTGAGGGCCTTGAGCACGGCAGACTCGCTAAGCAGGGTGATGGTCCCCGTGGCGGCGTCTATCACCTCGGCACGCACCAGCTTGTTTTCTCGCAGGTCGCGCAGGGCCGTAACCAGGGTGATGCCCTTTTTGCCATTGCCACGGTAGTGCTTCATCAGGTAGGCACTGATGATTTCGGCCTCATTGCGGCCCAGGGCAAATACACCCGAGTCACAGCGCTGCTTGCGCGGGCTACGCACGGCCACCTGGTTGAGGTAGCGGTGCAGCGTGGCCAGCGAAATGCCATTGAGCCGCTCGCAGGCCCGTGCATAAATGGCATCCTTACCACCATGTGGGGCGCAGGCCGCATCAATGGACACCTGGCTCAGGATTTCGATCTGCGCGGGGGTGAGTGCCATGATGTCGTCTTGGTTGGGCTTCATGAGCGCTTAGGCTTTGTTGAGCCTGATGAGTGCACCGCAAAGATCAGCGATAACAACCCGGTACAAGCTGTAGACGCGTTCCAGCGCATCTGCAGCACCTTTGAGTTCGGGGTGTGATCCCAGCAAGGTTTGAGCGCCCACCACCATCACGCCCGCTGTTTGTGTCAGGTCGGCCATCTCTGCCATCGCTTGCACAGTCAATTCATGGCGAGATAAGGCGTGCGTCATGTAGACAGCTCTGATGGCGATCGCCTTATCAAGCAAGGCAAGCAGCTCTGTTTCAAAGGTTTCGCCAATCTGACACGCACTGAGGGCCTTCATGCTTTGTCTCCAAACAGGAAGAAGTCGCCCGCCAGGATGTCAAGCTCGCGGCGCATGTCGGCCAGCCATCCAGCCATGACGCCCCGGTGGCTGGTGTTGCCGCTGTCTTCCAGCGCGGCCAGCGCAGTAAAGCCCAGGCGCAGGTCGCCCCGGATGTAGCCCAGCGTTTCATGGGCACGCTTGGTGCACTCGGCCAGGGTTTCCGAAATGGCCTTTTCAGGGGCAGCGTTTTGAATGCGCTTGAGCTTTTGCTCCAGGCGCAGGTTTTTGGCAGCAGAGTCAGCCGCCACTTGCTCAGCCGCTTTGCGTTCGGCCTCGGCCTCCTTAAGGGCTGCGCGCAGTTCTTTCACGCTCAGGCGTTCGGCATCGTCAAAACGGATGCCACGCACCGTCTCGCCATTGGCAAAGGCGGTGACTTCGCTGTCGTCCAGAACCACCAGTTCCAGCAGCTTACTTTTACCCAACATTAGCAAATCGGCCGACGTCGGCCGATTTGAGAACTTCAACGCGACTTGCATGTATTTCCGGGCGGTACGGGGTTCAATACCAATACGCTTCATGCGCTCTTCCCAGTTGCCATGCAAGCAGCTTTCGCGCAGCAGCAGCAGGCTGGCACCAAACTCAAAGGTGATGCGCTCTACAGCCAGGGCTTGGCCGAAGCAGATTTGCTCCAGCGCATCGGGGTCAAGCGGGCCGGTGTAGCTGAGCTGCTTGGCAAGGGCGCGGGTGTTTTCACAGTCCTGGTCGTGCAACACGGCGAGCTGGTTGGCAGCTTGCTGGTCTTCGGCAATGGCGGCTTCGTTGAGGGGCAGCACTATGGCAGTGGCTGCTGGGGTTGGTTTGTTGGCCATGGTGGACTAGCTTTCTGAGTTGGGTTAAAGGGGAACGTGGTAGCGGTCTGACACTTCGGCCAGGCGGCGTTTGGCGCTGGCCAGCTCGGTGCTGACAGACATGGCAATGCGCACCAGGGGCACGCCCAGGCGCCAGCGGTTGGTGCCGTCAACGCGCTCCACATAGCCGGTCTCAGCTGCCAGCGCTGGCAAGTAGTTGCTGACCCAGGGTGCACCCACGCCCAGTGCCTTGGCAATCTCGCCAGGGGCCAAGCCAAGTAACTCATGCCCGGCCATCAGACTAAACAGCTCACAGGTCTTGCGGGTGTGGGCGGGCAATGGCACTGTGTTGGCTTTTTCAGTGGCCATGGTCTGCCTCCAGAGCAGCGCCATGGTGGCGGTTGCGTTCCAGGTGCAGCAGCTCGCACTGCAGGGCGCGCACCAGGTGTTCGGCCAAGCGCTGGGCCATCCAGCCCGGCGGGATGTCGATCTGGCCGTAGCTGGTGCCAATGGTGAAGCCACGGCTTTTCATGTCGGGCACCTGCTTGGCCAGGGCGTATTGAATATCTTGTTGGTTCATGCTTCAAAGTCCAGTTCGGGGTTGGCGCAATGGGCCACGTTGGCCTGGTGGTAGGCCACCTCAGACATGTGGCGGGTAAGCGCTGCCAGGGTTTCAGCCGGGTCGGTCTTGGCCGGGGCGGCGTAAAAGTTGGTGAGCAGCTGCAGGGCCTCGGCAAATCCGGTGTTGAACTCGACCATGCTGGCGGTGTTGCCGGTGCGCCCGGTGGGCAGGTCCACCAGCACCTTGCCAGCGGTGATGGCCAGAAACTCTGAGGCAAAGTGGCAACCACAGGCCAGCTCGTAAGCGGGCAGCTTGATCACCGGCAAGGTGCCACCGGCAAGCCACTTGTACAGGCTGTCGTGGCTGGCGCCCATGCGGTCGGCAATGCGCTCGATGGACAGGTTCTTTTTCTCTTGCGCAAACTCTTTGCACAGGCGCAGCGCCTCAATGGTGCTGGTGGCGTGCACGCGTTTCCAGTTGCGACGAGTCATTTAGAAGGCCCTCCGGGGTGTGGCAAAAAGGGCTGCGAAACAAATGCCCAAACTAGAAATGCGGTTTTCCGTTTTTTGGGCGCAAAGTTCAGTCATCGCAACCAACCCACTGGAGATCACCATGGACAAGACCGAATTTGACGAACTGGCCGGACGCATCGACGGCATTGGGCAGGCGCTCTTACGGCTATGCGCAGAGCTTGAAATGCAGGGGGTCATTGATGGCTCCCGGCTATCGGCTGCATGGATGCATGTGGCCGATCGGCGACCCAATGCAACTGCGGTGCACCGCAAAGCGCACAACACTTTGCACCAATTGGCTCAGATGCTTGACGAGGCGCGTAGCGCTCGCCTATCACGCTGGATGCCAGCCTGAAGCCATGCTGATCAAAGCCCGCTGCCTGCATGGCTGCCGCGCGCTCAGGTGTGATCAGGTGCTGGCCACGCAAACCGGCCTCAATGGCAGCAGCCTCAGCCGGGGTGAATTTGGGCGACTTCATACCGCTGCTCCGATCTGGCTGGCGTTGGCATTGCCACGGCGTGACGGTGCTGGCTTGAACTTGGCCACATCCACCACGGTGCCTTCTTTGAGCCCAAGCGCCACGGCGCAGCGGTGGCTTTCACCACGCAGGCCCTGGTGTGCGTTGCGCAGCAGGCCGACGACGACCATGCGGTGGAAGCCATTGGTGCGAGCCCATTCACTGACCGTGATGCCAGCGGCCATGAATTCGGACTTGACCTGCTCTGTCGTCTTGAGGTAGTTGGTTTTCATCGTGTCAAAATGTGCTATATGGTTTTACAAACAAGTGGATTCCATGGAAGAAAGAACACTGCAAACTTTGCTGGCAGCCCAGGTTCTGACGCTGGCTACAGCGCTTGAAACGCTGAACAAGGTGAAGGAAAAGAATTTGTCCACGGACTGGATACGCGAGGCGGCCAAGCTGATCAATCAGCAACAGGGAAAGGCGCTTCAGCTACTAGAAGAAACGCGGTTGCGTCCATGACCTGGTACGCATAGGCATTCACACGGTCGTCGGCCGCGGCCAGCACTTCACGCATCTGGTTAATGTTCAAGCCCTGCTGCTGGAGCAACTGCAGCACCTGAGTAGCCAGGTCATTAATCTGCGTGTGGGTAGATGAGATTTGATTTTTGAACATCATTTTTTGGCCTTGGTTTGGTGTTAATTCGTTCAATGTGTTTTCCGTTGGTGTGGATTATTTCGCCAATTGGCGAATTCGTCAAGTGGCGAAATAAATATTTTTTGTTATGCCTAAAAAACCCGAGTTGTCAGCTGCCGACCAGGCGCTGCGTGAGTCGATAGGAATCGCGATCCGACTTGCTTCTGCCTCTAGCGGACGCAAGCCGGCAGACGTTGCTTGTGCAGGCGGGGTTAGCCTTGCTCATGAATACCGAATTGAAAGCGGCGAGCGCACCGCAGACTCGCTTTACTTGGTCAAGGTAGCGCGGTATCTCAACATGACTGTTGACGAATTGATAAACCCACCATCCGGGGCTACTGCCGCCAACAGCCCCAAGCGCAGCACCAAGGCTCCCCCAGACGGTGTGCACCAGGTCATTGCTGCCCCGGTGTTCGGCAGTGTGGCCGGGGGCAACATTACAAACAGCCACAACAACAAAAAATAAAACGGTGGCGCAGGGAGTTAAAAGCAAGTGAGCAAGTCAGTCCACCAAACCATCAACGCCCCGGTGCATGGCCATGTGGCCGGGGGCAATATCACGGTCAGCCAGACGATCATTCAGCGTCCTCTGTGGCAATTACCAACACCTGAAGAAGTACTCCGCCATAAAGTACCCAAGGTGTGCCACGACCAGTTGGACCAGATTTTGAACACGGCAGATGTGACCGCAAGCGAGGTTTTGTCTGCGTGGCGAGCCAACGCCCTGGCCTGTAAAGATAGCAAGATCGTGCGCCAGTGGACCAAGCTGGATTTCTGGTTTGGTATGTTTTTTCTTGCAGTTTTGGCACCCTACTTTCTGGTTTCTGGCGTCGCGCTGTGCTGGCCCACTGTGTCTGACCCATCCTGGCTGAAGGCGTGTTTGGTGTTTTCGTCTATCACCAGTGTGATGACTATCGCAGCAGCCTGGATCTTGACACCCCAGCGCACAGCGCGCCGGGCCATGCGGGCGCTTGGCAAATGAGTTTCGGTTTAACCAGGAGTAAATTCAAAATGAGTGACAACAAAACACCGCCCAAACCAGTGCCGCCACCTCCACCGCCACCAACTCCCCAGCAAAAGTCTGTAGACTTCTCAGAGGGGAAAAACTCAACGACCGTCTTTCAAACCCGTCCGACCCCTCCGCCGCCCGGACCAGGCAAGAAGTAAAGATCACGCACCATGGCAACAGACCCTTCATCAGACTCCACTGTAGTCACCCCGCATTGGGATTTGCTTTGGCGGGTGCGGTTGTCTGCGCTCTACCACCTAAAGCGCGAGCGGTTTCTGGATGGCGTTGATAAAACAGCCAAGGCTATCAGCGCGCTGGGTGGGGCGGCGGCGTTTTCTCAGATTAAGGGCGCACCCGACTGGGGACTATGGATCACCGCAATCATCACACTGGTGTCTACCTTATCGCTGGTATATGGGCCGTCTGGCAAGGCGCGCAAACATGCAGAATTGGCGCGTGACTTCAAACGGCTTGAGTCTGACATTGTGTCCGCTGGGGGCGTTTTGACCGATGCACAGGTCGCCACCTTTGACGCGCATTGCCTGTCGCTGGAGTCATCTGAGCCTGCTGCGCTGGGGGCGCTGGTCACGCAGTGTCATAACGAGCTGTCCACTTCAATTGGGCAGCAGGGTCACATTACGCCTATGCCACTGTTCCATCGCCTGTTTAAGAACTGGTTTGACATTGACCAGACGCAAAAGCCCGTAACGGGGTAACCGCAGGGTACGCAAGTGCCCAGGGCGATGCCGATCGCAGGAAATCACCCCCTGACTCCACCATATCCCCCAAATGGGGGATAGCCAATCCACGCCCCTGATCTGAAAATCTCGCCATGCAAGAGACGCTTCAAATGACAGAAATCAGGGTGGCGTGCGCCGTGCCCGACAAGCATCACCGGAACGGCCAGCCCATTGATGGCTGGCACTGGCACCCCGACTCACCCGCCAACCGCGAAATGCTGCGGGTCATTGTGGAGTCTGGTAATGAGATTTTTGGGGCTGGGACGCATTGGGTTGAGGTGCGGGTGGGGTGAGAGAATGAATGCTGAATCGATTGAAATCTTAAGGTAAATCTTGTGAACAAAAATGAATTTGAAATCAAGAAGCTTGGCATTGAGGCGGAAAAATTTGGAACCGTTGTGAACTTGATTCAACACGTAGTCACATTGCTGGCTGTCATTGCTGCCGTGTACTTGATCATGAAAGGGCTTAATCAAATGGTATCGGCAAGGCCCGCCTCACTTGATGCGATGGCGGGAATCGTTGAAAAATTGCGAGTCGATTCCTGGATTGCGTATGTCGTAACGGCTGGATCGTCTTTTGGTTGGATATATGAGAGAAAAGGAAAAAAGAGAGCAATAAAGCGATTAAAGGACTGTCGAGACGAGCGGGAAAGGGAAGACCCCTACCGGCCGTCGAGCAATCTCGATGAAAATGGACACACACCACAATGAAAGGAGCCTGATATGACCCTGATCATGCTTGGAGTAAACATTCTGCTACTGATTGCCGTTTGGAAATTTATGGTTCGAAAAACCATTCTTGACAATAGCCGAGACCAGCTTTTCGATCTTCGAGACGAAGTGAGAGCGACTTTTGTTGCCAATGGCTGGGATATGGATTCTCCGATCTACAGAAGCCTTAGAAATTTGCTCAATGGGCACCTAAGGTTCACTGAGGAGTTCTCTATATGGAAGATTGTCTTTTTCAATAATTCTGTCAGACATCAAAAAAATCTTACGGATCAGATGCGTATCCAGTTTGAAAAGGTTTTTTCTGTAGATGAACCTAAACAAAAAGAATTTGTATTGAGCATTCGTCGTAGGGCTATCACTTCCGTATTGAAATTTGCAATGTTCAGTTCAGGATTTTTGCTATTTCTTACCGTCATCTCCTCGCCAATTATGGTGACAGTGGATCTGATTCGGATGTTTGACCGAGGCACTGACGCCGCAGTTGGATTAATTTTTGGTGCACTGCGCAATTTTGGTAGAGCCAGCGCAACTGTGATGGCTGCGTCGGCCGCCATGCTTTCCAAACACCTTCTACCTGAGGATTTGGTAGAGCGCTACTCATATAGAGCTGGAATCGCGTAAGTATTGATAGTCGTCGCACTAAACGATCAACGCAAAACCAACGTGTCAAAATTCGTAATCAGCAACTCCCCCACCACCTAATTCCTGGCCGCCCCCCTGAATACCGGGTGGTCACTTTTTCCAGCTGAATAAGAGTTTTATGGATCCTGATCATCTGCATCAACTAAACGTCAAGGCAGTCAAAGGCAACGTGCCTGAATAGTCTGAACCAAATGGATCATGATCAGGCCGGATTCATCACATTCACTACGTCTTGCAGAAACAGGGTGATGTCAAGAAAATAGTTTGGATACGCTTTTCTTAGTGAATCTATGGTTTTTACACTGACCAATACCACTTGCCCGGATGTGCCGCTAGCTTTCATTTCTGCATTTGCATAGGCGCGATGGGCTTCTTGGCTGCTGTTGGCCTGGAAGCCGTGAATGGATGCGACCATGGCTACCGGGTCAAGTTCAATCAGATAGTAAGCAGCTTTGACGACTTGGACTCCATCAGTGATGACAGTTGCAATGCCCGTCAGGGTTGAAACAATGTGGTGCTGGTGGTCAATGGCTACCAGCTCTTGCGCCAGTTCACGCAATGTTTCAGGTGTATCTGGCACCAAAGGTGCGTTTTCATAGTTGGCATAAACCGAACTCATGAGCGTAAAAAAGCGTCTCCAGTTGGCATCACCTTTGCTGGCCTTGATGGCTTGTCTGGTAAATGTATCAGCAGCTTCTACCGCTGTTGCCCATTGATGCTGCAATTTGGTGCGCAACTGTATTTCAATTTTTAGACCAGTGTAAGCTAGCTTTTCGCCATCACCCTTGAACTTGTATTTCAGATGCACACCACGGTAGCCGCTTGATTTTGGTTCAATGATGTAGTCTTTTGGTCCCAGGCATTGGTGTCGCCACTTGCTGTTTTGAATGATTGCTTGTAATTGCCGCACTTGCTTTATGTCAGCCAACACCGCCCGACATCCGCCAATGTCTTGCATTTGCGAGAGTTTCATTTTGTTTTTGTCGGATAACTTGGCCAGTATGGAGGGAAGGCGCTTGATGCGCTGCGCCACCAGTGCCTCACGGTCAAGACTTTTTGCCATTCTTGACAGTGAAACATAAAACGCTTGTGTGGGGTAAGCATGCGCTGAACGCCAATTGTTCAAGATGGCAAGTGAGCCGTCATCTTGCGCATTGCAAGTTAGATTTTTGCCAGCCTGATTGACTTGGGGTACAGAAAACTCAGGTAACGCGTACTTCATGGCGTGAAAGCGTGTGGTCGCAGGCACCATCGTACTCCTGACAGTTACAGTCTGGTTAGCAAATCCAAATCACCTGCAGTCCACTTCTTTGGCTGTCTGAGGCCCCGGCTTTTTGTCATGGCATTCGCCCTGTCATTTTTCTAAGGCTTATCGCCTTGCCCGATCGGCGTGAGCGCAAACCGCTCGGTCACCTCGCCAATCGGTTTCTTGGGGTCCAGCAATCGATGCACCGTGACGGTGGGCAGTTTTCCTGCCCGAATGCGCAGGGTGACACCGATGACGCCACGGTCAATCCAATCCACGCCCAGTGCTTCCAGCAAAACGGCGTTGGCTTTTCGCATCATGTTCATGGCGTGTACCAGTTGAATGGATCGTTTGAAGCCCCAAGCGTAAATAGCCTGACCAGCCTCCAATAACTAAAGCGCTTTAGTTATTGCCCAAGCCTCGCGCGCGCGACAGTGGGGGCTATGGCAGACCCCAACCGTTCCCTCATTGCTGTTTTAGTGCTCTCAGCCGCCGGGCTGGTGGGCATTGCCGTGGACGAAAGTTACACGCAGCGCGCGGTGCCCGACCCGGTCAAAGGTGTGGCCGTGCCCACCATTGGCTTTGGCACCACCGGCCCTGATGTGCACATGGGCGACAGCACCACGCCACCCAAGGCGTTGGGGCGGTTGCTGACCGATGCGCAAAAGTTTGAAGGCGCTTTGAAGCGCTGCGTGAAGGTGCCCTTGCACCAGCATGAGTACGACGCTTATGTGAACCTGTCTTACAACATTGGAGATGCTGCGTTCTGCGGCTCTACCCTGGTTAAGAGGCTTAACGTGCTGAACTACGCCGGTGCCTGTGATGCTATTTTGCAATGGCGCTTTGTGGGTGGTGTGGACTGCTCCGCCCCTGGCAACCACAGCTGCCCTGGCTTGTGGGCCCGGCGCCAGCGCCTGCACCGCCAGTGCCTGGGCACCAGCACCGGGGGCACACCATGATGGGGCTGAACTGGGGATTGCTGCTGGCGCTGGCTCTGGCCTTTGGCGGTGGCGGCTATTGGGCTGGTGACCACAACCGTAACAACGCCTGGCTTGCAAAGCAGGGCAAGCAGACCACTGCGCAACTGCAGGCGCTGCAAGCCGAGGTGCAACGCTCACAAACAGCAGCCAGCAAGGCGATCACAGAGCAGCAGACGCTGCAAACCAGTTATTCAACTCTGGAGAGGAAATTCAATGAGCTCAAGCTACGTGGACCATTTGTTGTATTTGTGGATCGTGGTGGCGGCTTTGATGCTGTTGGCTTGCCTGCTGGCACTGTGGCTGCTGGTGAAGTTGGCACGGCAGCGGCAATACCTGCAAGCGCTGGGGTGGTTGGCGCTGCTGACGCTGCTGTTGGGCTCAGCCTTGGGGCTGTCTGGATGTGGAACAGCGCCCTTACCGGCGCCGACACGCCCGCTGGTGCCTGCGGTGCTGCTGATCCCGCCAGCGCAGCCTGTGCCGCTGACTCTGGGCTCGGGGTTGCGCATGCCTGGGACAACCATGCCATCAACGCCAAGAGTTGTGCCACCGATCGACTCAGGCACCAGCAATTAATAGATTTTGTCTCTGCTCTGTCCCCAACTGTTATGAATGACCTCACCACCACCAAGACCACTCCATGATTGTTGAATTCAATTTATCGAACCTGATTTTTCTGGCCATTGCGCTGTCAGGTGGTCTTTGGGCGCTGATTAAGCTGTTGTTTGCGCAGTGGGAAAAGGCGCTTGACCAGCGTTTTTCTGCGCTGACCGAGGTCATGGAGAAAGACCAGCAAGTCACACACCAGCTAGAGCGTGAGTTTCTCAGGTTTCAGTCTGAGATACCCCGCACCTATGTGCGCCGCGACGACTACATGCGAGAAGCCCAGGCGCTGCAGGAGGCATTGCAACGCGAGATAGCCCCGATCCGCATCAGCGTGAACCGCATTGAAGATTTTCTGATACAGAAGTGAGTTGCCCCATGCAGAACAACGACTTTTCTCAGCACCTGGTGCATGACCGCCGGCTGGTGCTGCTGCGCCTGCTAGCTGACTTGGCGGCCTACCGGGCCAATAGCAGTGTGCTGACCATGGCGCTGGCCGGTTTTGGCCATGCCTGTAGCCGCGATCAGGTCAGGACCGAACTGCATTGGCTTGCCGAGCAGCACCTGGTCACGCTGGAGGTGATGGGACCGGTGCTGGTGGCCACGGCAACCGAGCGCGGGCTGGATGTGGCACGCGGGCTGGCGGTGGTGCCGGGCGTGGCAAGGCCTGGGGCCTGAAGCGCCATGGGCCGCAAAAGCACCATCAGCCGCCTGGCACCGGGGGTGAAAAAGTATGTGGAGAAGCTGCTGCGCGAAGACCGGCTTACGCTGGACGAAATGATTGCCGACCTGCAGGCCAAGTACCCGCTGCTGGCACAAAACGGGGCGCTACCCAGCAAGAGTGCCATGCAGCGCTATGGCCAGGGGTTTGCCGAGCTTACGGGGCGCATGCGTGAGATTGAGTTTGCGGCCAGCGCCATGGTCAGCGAGTTGGGGGATGGGGTGGGCGACAAGGCTGGTGCGCTGCTGGCGCAGGCCGTGACCACACTGGCCACCAACGCAGCCCTGCAAGCGCATGAGCGTGATGACGTGAGCATCAAGGAGGTCACTGACCTGGCGCGCGCCGCCCGGGCGGCGATGGTGACGCGCACCTTGAGCCTGCGTGAGCGGGTGGCAGTGAAGGATGCCGCGCGCAAAGAGCTGGCCGAAGAACAGCGCGAAAAACTGGCCGAGCTGGGTCAGTCTGGTGCCGTTCCTGCTGACGTGCTGGCCCTGGTGATCAAGGCGGCGTATGACCTCTGACCCAACCGGTCAGGTGCAGCCCGCCCTGCAGCTCTACCCCTATCAGCGCCGCTGGGTGCAGGACGAAGCACGGTTCAAGATTGCCATGTTTGCCCGCCAGTGTGGCAAGACGTTTACCAGCACGCTGGAGCTGGCGCTGGACGTGATGCGCGCTGAAGCCTCTGGCAAGCGCAGCCGCTGGGTGATCTTGAGCCGGGGTGAGCGCCAGGCGCGCGAGGCCATGAATGAGGGCGTGAAGCTGCACCTGCGTGCCATGGCCGCCGGGTTCAAGGAATACGAGGTGGCGTTTGATGCCAACGTGAAAGCGTTGGAAGTTGAATTGCCCGGTGGCAGCCGCATCACCGCGCTGCCCGCCAACCCCGATACAGCGCGCGGCTTTAGCGCCAATGTGTTGCTGGACGAATTTGCCTTTCACCAGGACAGCCGGGCCATCTGGAAGGCGCTGTTTCCGGTCATCTCCAAGCCGGGGCTTAAATTGCGGGTCATCAGCACACCCAACGGCAAGGGCAACAAGTTTTATGACCTGATGACGGGCGGTGCGGTGACCGGGCCGGTGCCAAGTGCAGACGGCTGGAGCCGCCACGTGACCACCATCCACCAGGCGGTGGCTGATGGCCTGCCACGCAACATCGAAGAGCTGCGCGCGGGCGCCGGCGATGCCGACCTGTGGCAGCAGGAGTTTGAGCTGGAGTGGCTGGACGAGGCCAGCGCCTGGCTGAGTTACGAGCTGATCAATGCCTGTGAACATGAGCTGGCAGGCAGGCCAGAGAATTACACCGGCGGGCCGTGTTTTGTGGGGGTGGACATTGGCGCGCGCAATGACTTGTTTGTGATTTATGTGGTTGAGCAGGTGGGCGATGTGCACTGGACGCGCGAGATCATTGCCCGCAAGCGGATTTTGTTTGCCGAGCAGGACGCCCTCCTTGACGATGTGTTCGCCCGCTACCGGGTGCTGCGCTGCTGTATGGACCAGACCGGCATGGGCGAGAAGCCGGTGGAGGATGCCAAACGGCGCCATGGCAGCACCCGCATTGAAGGGGTGCTGTTCAGCGGCCCTAGCAAACTGGTGATGGCTACCACGGGCAAAGAGGCGTTTGAAGACCGCAAGCTGCGCATTCCGGTGGATGTCGCACTGCGTGCAGATTTGCACAAACTGCAAAAGCTCACTGGACCAACCGGGGCCCCACGCTTTGTGGCTGAGAGTGACAGCGCAGGCCACGCGGACCGCACCTGGGCGTGCTTTTTGGCACTGAATGCGGCCAGCGGCGCAGGCGGCCCGGTGGTGGCCACCAGTCGCCCAGCCAAACCAGTCACACGCATTGGCGGCATCAACCTGAACGGCTACTGATATGGCAAAAAGCAACATACTGTCTAACCATCTGGCCACGCGCAGCCGAAGCCTTGACTTTGCAACGCTGGGCCTGCTGCTGCCCAACCCAGACCCGATTCTGAAAGCCCAGGGCAAGGACATCGCGGTGTACCGCGACATGTGCCACGACGCGCTGATAGGCAGTTGCATTGCCCGGCGCAAGGCCAGTGTGCAGGCGCTTGACTGGGGCCTGGACCGAGGCCACGCCAGCAGCCGCGCCAATAAGGCGGTGCAGGCCATGCTGGACGCACTGCCCCTGTCCACCATCATTGAGCAGATGCAGGACTGCATCTTGTATGGCTACCAGCCCATGGAGGTGGTGTGGGGTCAGGCCGGCGGCTTGTGGGTGCCAACGGATGTGTCGGCTAAACCCCCAGAGTGGTTTTGTTTTGATGCGGACAACATGCTGCGCTTCAAGACGCGCGAGCAGCCGCTGGTTGGCGAAGAAGACCCAGGAAAAAAATATCTGTTGCCGCGCCAGAGCGCCACGTATCAGAACCCCTATGGGCTGGCCAGTTTGAGCCTGTGCTACTGGCCGCTGTTGTTCAAGAAGGGCGGGCTGAAATTCTGGCTGGCGTTTACCGAGAAGTTTGGCAGCGCCTTTATGCAAGGCAAGCTGCCACGCAGTGCTACTGATGCCGAGCGCGCCACGCTGCTTGACAGCCTGGAGGCCTTGATTGGCAATGGCGTGGCCGTGATCCCCGATGACGGCAGCATTGAGCCGGTGGAGGTGGCAGGCAAGGCCGCCAGTGCCGATCTGTATGACAAGCTGGTGCAGCATTGCAGCAGTGAGATTGCAATTGCCCTGCTGGGCCAGAACCAGACCACCCAGGCCAGCGCCAACAAGGCCAGCGCCACCGCCGGGTTGGAGGTGACCCACGACCTGCGCGATGGCGACGCGCGCATCATTGCAAGCAGCATCAATGAACTGATTGCCTGGGTGTGCGAGTTCAATTTCGGCGGTGTCAGCCCACCGGTGTTCAGCTTCTGGGATCAAAAGGAGCAAGACCAACTGCAGGCCACTCGCGACAAGAGCAACTATGACGCCGGAGCCCGCTTTACCAACGCTTATTGGATGCGCGGCTATGGGTACCAAGAGGGCGATTTGTTGCCTGAGACTACGGTTGCTGCGCCACCGGCCGAACAGTTTCACACGGCGTTAAAGCAAGCCATTGCAGCGCCAGAAGGCAAGGCCGCCAGCTTTGCCGAGCCCACTGCTGCACTTGACCCATTGCAGACACAGACCGACACGCTGATGCAATCCGCAGCGCCCCAATTGAGCGCCATAGCGCGCCAGCTGCAAACGCTGGTGGACCAGGCCACCGATGTGGGTCACCTGCAGCAAACGCTGGTGCAGGCCTACGGCGACCTCGACAGCGCAGAGATGGTTCGACTGATGGCTGCTGCCCTGGCATTGGCTGAGCTCAAGGGCATGGACAGCGCACGCTCAGAGGTTGCTCCCTTGCCCGCGTTTGCCGATGCGCAAGCAGGCACACTGCTTGAGGCTACGCCAGATCCGCGCCTGGACCAGATCAGTGCCAGCGTGGCAGCGCTGCAGACCAGTGTCGATTTACTTGCCAGCAAAGAGGCTTTCGTCATCCACAACAACATTGTGCCCAGCACAGTGCAGGTGCCGGTGAGCGTGACTGCGCAAATGCCAGAGCAGGCCGCACCAGTCGTCAACCTGGCGTCGCCCAGCATCACGGTGCAGCCCGCAGAGGTGGTGATCAACAACACACACCCAACCCGCGCCGTGCAGACCGTGCAGCGCGATGCCAATGACGAGATCGTCAGCACCACCACCACCTACCAATCCAACCAGGAGTAAGCCCCCATGAGCATGAGCAACACCAGCGAAACAGCGCTACTCAACCTGTTATTCAAAAACACCGCCTGGGCTGACATTGGCGACGCCTCCGGCCTGCAGCCCAGCGCCACAGCGGGCAGCTTTTACCTAGCTCTGCACACCGCTGACCCCGGCGACGCTGGCGACCAAAGCACCAGCGAGGCCGCCTACACCGGTTACGCCCGCGTGGCCATTGCCCGTGGCGCAGGCTTTAACGTGTCAGGCGACACCGTCAGCAACGCCGCCACTGTGCAGTTTGAAGAGTGCACCGCAGGCAGCGCCACCATCACCCACTTTTCTGTGGGCACCGACGCCAGCGGGGCCGGTAGCGTGTTGTACCGTGGTGCCATGGCCGCCACCCGCAACATCAGCGCCGGTATCACCCCGGTCTGGAACGCAGGCACCCTGTCCGGCACGGTGGACTGATGTTTTACCGCTGCGCCCACTGCCTGGCCATCCTCGCCCCCGTGGTGGATGGTGAGCCCGTGCCCGTGTGCCATGACCACCCAGACGGGCAAATTGACATCATTGCAGGCGACGACACCGAATGATCAGCAGCCACGCCGACATGCTTGCCGCCTACGACGAAGGCCGCTTTCACCAGCAGCGCTTCATCAAGACCGGCGCTGGCCAAGCCAACGACACCTGCTGGCAAGACTGGGCCTTTCAGGCCGGGCAACCCGCGTATGACGCCCGCATCGGCGTGTCAAACACCTTCACGCCCATTGTTGCCGTCAAAAACGACGCCATTTACTTCCCCGACATCCCCGCAGGCATGGAGCGCAAGCTGCACAAGCTGACCCTCACGCCCAAGGCAAGCAACGCCAGCCAGGCCAGCATTGATTTTGTGCTGTATGACCTGGTGGGCTACTACCCGCTGATCGACGGCGACAGCACCGACCCGCAGGACATGGACAACACCCTTACCCTGCCGCGCTACAACAGCGGCGAAGGCTTGCGTCTGGTCATGGTCAACCACGTTGCCCCGGCAGTGCAGGGCGGCACCATGGTCATGGACTACACCGACAGCCAGGGTGTTGACCACACGCTCACCAGCAACGTCAGCCTGACTGGCATCAACACCGTCTGCAGCGGCATTGCCGCGTCTGCCGCCACCATCACAGGCCCACTCACCATGAGTCTTGACGCAGGCGTGACCGGCATTCGCAGCGTCAACCGCGTGACCTACAGCGTGCCGCCTGGTGGACTGCACTGCCTGTACCTCATCAAGCCGCTGGCCACGTTTGTGCACTACCACGACGCCCTGCTGCAAGCCGACACCACCGGCGTTAAAGCCGCCATTGAGATTGACTTTGCCCTCAAAGACGGCTGGCGCATGCCAGTCATCCAGGATGGTGCGCACCTCTCTTTCTTTTACCGCCCCAACGGCGGTGGCCGCACGGTCACCTTCTTTGGGCAAGCCGACTTCATTTGGGGTTAAACCATGATTCAATCCGTTGACCAACTCTACGCAGCCCTCAGCGCGGGCCAGACCGACCGCGAAGACTGGAACAAAATCACCGGCGCTGCCGCCTACGCCGCTGGCCGCTGGTACGAAACCTTTAGCCTGGGTGGCTTCCCACCAGCATCCACCTTCCCCGGCACGGCATTGGCCTGGCGGAACACAAACAACGCCTCAGGCGACGGCACCACGCGCTTTGGCATCCCGCACGGCGGCGATGTCTCAACGCTGATTAAGCACCTGTCCACCCTGAGCGCATGGTCAACTGCCGCCACCGGCGTGCCATCAGTGCTCAAGCTGGTTGACCTGCAAGGCTACTACCCCGGCATCAACATGAACCTTGCCACGGCGCAAACCCTCACGGGAACGCCCAGCATGCGCTACAGCAATGGCGTTCGTGCCGCGCTGGCCATTCGCACCTCGTCAGGTGCTACCGCGCACAACCTGAACATCAGCTACACCAACCAGAGCGGTGCAGCGGGCAAAACGCTGCCCGGCACTGTGGCCTGCACCGTATCTGCCATCACCCCGCACATCTGCCACACCGGCACGGCAGCCAACAACTTTGGCCCCGAGCTACCGCTGGCCACCGGCGACACCGGCATCCAGTCGGTGCAATCCGTCACGCTCTCGGCCGCATCGCTTGCTGGCACGGGCGTGCTGCTGCTTTACAAGCCACTGGCCACAATCCCGCTGTCTATCGCCTCGCTGATGACCGAGAAAGACTTCTGGAACCAGCTACCCAGCGCTCCGCAGATCAAAGACGGTGCCTGCCTTGGCTTCATCTTGGGCGCAGGCGCTGCCGTGGCTGCCAGCACCACCTTCAGCGGTGCACTTGAGACGGTCTGGGGATGATCTACCCCAACGGTCAGCGCGTGCTCTGCTATCCCGGCCGACACCTGGCCGGGAGTCTGGCCGCGTCGGGTGCGCTGGCGTATGGCGGTCTGCGCGGTGCGCGGCTTAACCGCTACGCCAGCGACGTGCAAGCCAAAACAGCGGGCGTGCCTGACGGTTACAACGCCCCCGCACTGCCACTCAAACCCGGAGGCATGGCCGCCGCGCCCAAGGCCTTTGCTGCCGTCAGAGGTGCAGGCAGCATGTTGTCCGCATCCGTCATGAGCGGCACCGCCAGCATCACCATAACTGGCAACAATGGCAGCATGGGCTTGGTTGTCAGAATGTCTGGCAGCGCCGTGTTGGTCAGCCTCACCGCAGGCGCTGGCGTGATGAACCTCACCCTTGGCATGGCCGGTACCGGAAGCGTGGCCAGCCTGTCAGGCGCAGGCAATATGAGCCTGGTCGTGCCATTTGCTGGAGAAGGCACGGTGGTGCATCTCACCGGCAGCGGCAACCTCAAAGGCATCGCCACTATGCAAGGGGAATGGACCCCATACGCCGAACTCAGCCCGCAAAGCCTGGCCAATGCCGTGTGGGACACCTTGGCCATCCAAAACAACGAGGCTGGCAGCATGGGCGCAAAGCTCAACACGGCCTCAAGCGGTGGTGTGGATCTGAATGCACTGGCCGCTGCAGTGCTCGCTACCTTGCAGGCAAACGCCATCCCGGTAAACATGGTGCAGGTTAAAGGCCAGATGATCAGCGGCAGCGGTTCCGAGGCTGACCCATGGGGGCCGTGAGCCATGGCCAGCAGCTGGGGCAATGCGTGGGGCGGTGCGTTTGGCGCGTCCTTTGGGCGGGTGGCGCAGGTGCTGCCACCGGTGATCAACCCACCCATGGGCGCCAGCGGTGGCTGGGCGTTTGCTTATGTGCAGCATCCCAAATCTTCTCACCTACGCACGCCGCGCAGCCGCCACGCACGCGAGGCCGATTTGCTGCTGTTGCACCGCCTCTGATCGCCAGGTAAGCGCCCATGCCCATCAAACCACTTTCCCCCGCAGAGCCCGCGCCAGCCCAGGCCTTTGGTTTCAACACGCCGTTTCAGGCGCAAATAGATTACCTGGTGCAAAAGCTGCGCCTGCCCACTGATCGTTGGGACGACATCCAGGGCCGCGCCCATGACAAAGCCTTCATCGTGGCCGGGGCGGCCAAGGCCGATCTGCTGGCAGATCTGCACGCCGAGCTGGTGCAGCGCGCCACCGATGGCAAAGGGCTGGAGGCCTTTCGCAAGGAGTTCAAGGCCATTGTGGCTAAGCATGGTTGGACCGGCTGGACTGGAGAAGGCACAAAGGAGGGCGAAGCCTGGCGCACCCGCATCATTTACCAGACCAACATGGCCACCAGCTACGCCGCTGGGCGATACGCACAGATGAGCGACCCTGAGGTGTTGGCACTGCACCCGTATTGGCGCTACATCCACAGCGACGGCGTGCTCAACCCGCGCCAGCAGCACCTGGCCTGGCATGGCCTGACGCTGCTTGCCAGCCATCCGTTTTGGCAGACACACTTTGCGCCCAACGGCTTTGGTTGCCAGTGCCGTATCACCAGCGTGACCCGCGCCGAGGGCGAGGCATCAGCCCGTGCTGGGCTGGGCGATCCACCTGATGGCTGGGACAAGATTGATCCCGCCACGGGCGAGCAGGTGGGCATTGGCAAGAGCTTTGGTTATGCGCCGGGGGCCAGTGTCAAGGCTTCGCTGCAGTCGCTGGTGGATGACAAGCTGATCAAACTCGACGCACCCATCGGCGCGGCCATGTGGGAGACGTTGAAGCCGGTGTTGCTGACTGAAAAAGCTGCTGGATTTGCCGAATTTGTGGATGTCACTCTTTCAGGCCCAGTCAGGGGCAAACATTTTGTTGCGGGCGCACTAAAACCTGAATGGGTTGATGCCGCGACCAAGGTCAATCTCACGCCAGCTTCTTCTGAAATCGTCGTTCGCGATGCCGATGTTTGGCATACCTTTCGCGATACAAAGAAAGACACATTGGATTTGGCCTGGTACAAAGGATTGCCGATTCTTCTAGACCAACCCAGTGCCGTCGTTATCGACTCCACGCATCCTAACGAACCCGCTTATCTACTCTTTTTTGATGTTTCCAATGACTCAAAGAAATTGGTCGTTCGTGTGAACTACCGGGTCAAAAAATTAGGCATGGTCAACATTGTGGAGACCGGCAGGCTTGTCGATCTTTCTGGGGTGCGGGCCATGATTGGCCACGGCTACTCGTTGATCGAAGGAGGTCTCTGATGCAGGGCCGGACTCGAACCGGCATCAGCGGTGGCCCGAAGGCCCGACGCCCCCTTACCCATCGGGGTACACCGCATCAGAGGAAAAGCGTGAGCGGTGCCGGATTCGAACCGGATCATGCATGCCTTTCGACCTACAACCATTCCCATTGGAAACAACCGCTCACGTCAAATTATAGAAACCCTGCAGAAATATGCAAACTTCACCATGACCAGCTTCACCATCACCGTCGATGACAAGGCCGTGCAGGACAAACTCAAAGAACTGTCCAAACGTGCCATCAACATGAGTGCCGTGCTTGACAACATCGGCGTGAAAATTATTGAGCGTACCCAACGCCGCTTTGAGACCAGCAAAGACCCCGCCGGCCAGCCCTGGAAACCCTACCCGCCCGGCGGTGCCACCCTCACTATGCTGGCCAGTCGTCTGTCAGGTCAAAAGAGCAAGGTGAAAAAAGACGGCAGTCTGAATGCCGCCGGGCAGCGCGCCTATGCTGGTAAAAAGCTGCTGATTGGCGAAAGCAAGCACCTCTCAAAATCCATCCACCACGCCGTTACAGGAAACACCCTGACCGTCAGCAGCAACATGGCCTATGCGGCCATGCACCAATTCGGCGGCATCACTGGCGCAAAAAGCTGGATACCCGGCAAAAAAATCCCAGCCCGCCCATTCCTGCCCATCCACCAAGACGGCACTCTCTACCCCGCTGAGCAGTCCGAAGTACTTACTGCCCTCAACGCCTACTTGGCCGATAGCCTGTAACATTCGAGGCCAGAAACCCCGAAAAAATCGACCCTAGTCCGCCTTTCATGGGTTGTTTCTCCACAGAAAAGAGTTTTTCAAACTCTCACCCCGAATTGACCCGATATGACCCCGAAAAAATCGAAATATCGCGCCTTTTCCCCTTCAAATATCTCAACTCCCTTCAGGGAAATGCCTCAATTTTGCGCCACATCAAACCCTACCGCGCAACAGCACCGCGACAGGCGCAAGA